GGACGCTTTTGTCCAAGCTGGCGCCGATGTGTCAGGTCTTAAAGTCGTAGCGAACGTGGCGCACCCCCCACTACATGGCGGTTGCCGTTGCGTCATAAAGGCTGAAAGGTAGGGATAAGCATGGATAAGCTAGAGAGACGGGCCTTGCCGGTAAAGATGGAGATAAGGAACGACCCGGCCAAACCGACGGTTATCACTGGTTATGCCGCGGTTTTCAATTCATACAGTGAGGACCTGGGATTTTTCCGGGAAATTATTCGCCCGGGGACCTTCCAGGCGTCGATACCGCGGGACGATGTGAGGGCCTTGTGGAACCACGACCCTAATTACGTGCTGGGGCGCAGCAAGGCGGGCACCCTGGCCATGGCAGAGGATGACCGGGGGCTGCTTGTAGAGATAAGGCCGCCTGAGACCCAGTGGGCCCGCGACTTACTGGTGTCCATCGCGCGAGGTGATGTTAGCCAGATGTCTTTTGGCTTCGAGGTTTTGCGTGATGCTTGGCACACGGAAAACGGGCAGGAGGTCCGGGAACTGCTGGAGGTCAAGCTCTACGACGTGAGCCCGGTTACCTTCCCGGCATACCCGGCAACGGTTGTGAGCGCGCGCAGCGCACAGGAAATTTACGACGCTAGACCGCAGACGGCCAGCCAGGCGGCAGGCCAGAGCGGAGAGCCAGCAGGGGGCCAGGTGGCTTGTCTGCGAGATAGACTCAGACTTTACGATGGAGAAAGGAGATAACCCCGATGCAGAGATTATTTGATCGTCGGGCGCAGGCGTTCGAGGCGGCCAAGGGATACATGGACCTGGCCGAGAAGGAAGCCCGGAGCTTGACAGCAGAGGAACAAACCGCAGTGGACCGGGCCTTCGAGGAGATGGACCAGCTCACGCAGGAGATCAGAAGTAAGGAGAGACTGCTTGCCTACGAGGCAGAGCTTCGCGCAGCCGGAGCGCCGCAAGTGGCAGCCGCACAGACTGCCGCCGCGCAGGCCAGCGCTGAACCCGCGAAGATGGACGCATTCCTGCGCTACGTCCGTTATGGACAGCAGGGCATGAGCGAGCCTGAAAGGCGCGCGCTGACTATCGCCCCGGATACCGCCGGCGGCTACACCGTTCCTGACGAGTTCGAAAAGCAGCTTGTTCAGGCACTGAACGCGGCAAATGTGATGCGCAGTTTGTGCAAAGTGATCACCACCAGCGGCGACCGGAATATTCCTGTCGTGTCGGCTCACGGGTCCGCTTCGTGGATCGCGGAGGAAGGGTCCTACAACGAGAGCAACGAAACCTTCGCGCAGGTCACCTTGTCTGCCTACAAGGCGGGCACCCTGATCAAGGTTTCCGAAGAACTGCTTAATGACTCCGCCTTCAACCTGGCCGACTACATCGCTGACGAATTCGGCCGCCGCCTGGGCGCCTTGGAAGAAGCCGCCTTTATAACTGGCACCGGAGCCGGCCAGCCCACGGGGATAGTCGGCAGCGCTGGAGTTGGCAAGACTACAGCCAGCGCTCTGGCAGTGACCAGTGATGAGCTGATTGATATGTATTATAGTCTGGGCCGGCCGTACCGCAGCAAAGCCACCTGGCTGATGGCTGACGCTACCGAGAAGCTGTTCAGGCAGCTCAAGAACGGCACCACTGGAGACTATATGTGGCAGCCCGGGCTGACTTCGGGGCAGCCCAACACGTTGTTGGGGCGCCCGGTGCAGGTGTCTGACAGCGTAGCGACCTTGGCCGCTTCCGCAAAGATTGCTCTGTTCGGCGACTTCTCTTACTACTGGATCGCTGACAGACAGGGGAGGTACTTCCAGCGCCTTAACGAGCTTTACGCCGCTAAAGGGCATGTTGGCTTCCGCGCTTTTGAGCGGGTCGATGGGAAGCTTATCCTTGCCGCAGCCATGAAGACCCTGGCCATCACCGCCAGCACTTAATAGAGAGGGGGACCAACTAATATGAAAGACCTTAAAAACAACATCGGCGTGGTCCATCTCTTGGACCCCCAAGACGTAGCTAAGACCGACACTGTGAGCAAGCTGCTCGACACCGCGGGATTTGACGGGGCGATGGTCGCCGTGAGCATCGGCGCTATCACCGGCGGAGGCCCGAGTGACTACCTTACTCCGGTGCTGCAGGAGTGTGCTACGACTGAAGCAGATGACTTTACTGAAGTGGACTCCGGCGATATCGTCGGGGCTTTTACGAAGATTGACAGCAGCTCCACAGAGGACTCGGTGACGCAAGTTGTCGGCTATATCGGCGGCAAGCGGTATATTCGGGTTAACCTGGACTTCTCTGCGGGGACCACGAGCAGCCCTATCACGGCTTGCCCGGTGTCCGTTGTGGGTATCCTTGGTAAAGCCGGGTATAAGCCGGCCACGGCGCCGGCAGCAGTATCATCGACCTAAAAGTAAGGAGGACCACGACCACATGAAGCGAGTGGCGATAGTCGGAGGGGCGAAGTCAAGCAGATATCTGGCACCCTTTAATGATTCAACCATCGAGATATGGAGCCTTAACGACATGATCGAGGCGCTCCCGTCCTGCCGACCGAGCCGCTGGTTCGAGATGCACCGTCCCGATGCTATCCGGGCATACAGGCCGGAGTGGGGTTACCTTGCCAAACTGGCCAGTCTGCCCTGCCCGGTCTATATGTGCGAGGCCATGCCAGAGATACCGAATAGCCGGACGTATCCGCTGGACCAGATGATAAGTCTGTATGGCGGGTACTTCACGAACTCCGTGGCATATATGCTGGCCATGGCGATATCGGAAGGCTATGAGGAGATCCATCTGTACGGTGTGGAGATGTCGGTGTCCAGTGAATACATCCTGGAGAGGCCGTCAGTCGAGTATTTTGTGGGCCTGGCCCGAGGCATGGGGATAAAAGTATATATACCAGAGATATCCACGTTAAATCACGGTTACTGGCTGTATGGCTATGACGAGGCTAACGAGGTAGCAGCCGTAAGAATGGAGGTGCCGATGCCTGTGAGGCAGATCAAGATATTAACGAGTCTGGCGGGTGAGGGCTTTTCTTTTATCGCGGGCGACATTGTGGACGCAAGCGAGATGATAGCCGTCGACCTGATCAGGGCTGGTTACGCAGAACCCCTGGAAAAGACGCAAGCCGGGCAGGGCCGGGACATCCAGCCTGCTACTGTTGAAGTGGCCGCCGTCGCGCCGCCTGAAAAAGCCGCCCCGGCGAAACCGAAACCGCGCAAGAAGGCGGGTGGTAGCCGGTGAGCTTACAGCTTATAGCTCCACCCAGCGCAGAGCCTGTCAGTCTGCCCGACATGAAGCTGTATCTACGTATCGACGGCACGACATATGACACGCTTTTGACCGCGCTGCTTGGGGCTGCACGGGATTATGCGCAGCGTCGGCAACGTCGGGCATACCTGACCCAGACATGGGAGCTGACGCTGGATGCCTTTCCGCCGATGCCTATTGAGCTTCCATACTCACCACTGGCCACGGTGAGCAGCATCAAGTATGTAGACTCTGCCGGGGCCGAGACAACGGTGTCGAGCTCTAACTATGTGGTGGATACGTCCTCGACTCCGGGCCGTGTGGCTCTAAAGAGTGACTATTCCTGGCCGGGTGTGACTTTGCGGGAGGTCGGGGGCTTCAAGCTGCGGTACACTTGCGGCGCTTCGACAGCCGCCCTGGTGCCGGAGACTACGCTCCTAGCGATCAAGGGTTTTGTCGCGCACCGCTTCGAGAACCCGGAGGATGCGAGTGTGCCGGAGTGGGTCAATATTCTCTTGGACCTTCACAAGGTGGTGACGCTATGAAGCCCGGTATCTTGCGGCAGAGAGTCATCATCCAGACCCCGACAGTTACCACGGACGCTAGCGGGATCAGCAGCGAGACCTGGGCGACCTTCGCGGAAGTCTTCGCCGCGGTGGAACCGCTGAAAATGCGCGAATTCCTCGCGGCGGCGGCGACTACATCAAAGATCGATGTAAGAATCCGTATCCGTTATTTGTCCGGGCTACTGCCCACTATGCGTATAAGCTATGACGGCAAGTACTACAAGATAGTGTCCATCATCAACGTAGGCGAGATGGACCGGGAGCATGAGATCTTGGCGACGGAGGTGTAGCAGATGGCTCGGCGGCAGACGGTGACGATTCGCGGAATGGATGGGTCCTGGCCCGGCTTCG